TTTAGCCATTTGATACTCTTGCATAGTTGCTAGAACTTTCTGTTCGTCTAAAGACAGAGACCCAGCCTCTCTGTTTATTTCATCTAAGATAGGCTGGGTCTTCTGTTGTGCTTGCTGTGCTTGTTGCATAGCTTGTAATTGTTGCATGTATTGGTTCTGTAAATCGGCATAATTGCTACCGAATGGTTGTCCAAACATAAATCACTAGTTTGATGGTGCAGGAGTTGGTGTTATTCTAACATCGAATACTGAATATGCACAATGTCCCTTAACTGGAAGAGAAGTTTGAATAAATCCATCGTTTAGATGCTACTTTATTTGCCATAATTATTTACTTATTAATTTATCGACTACGGCTTCTAAAGCTGCAATTTTATCTTCAAGATACTTTATTTTAACTGCATATATTTCACTATAGTTAACTGTCTTAAAGCCATTCTCATCGGTATTAACCATTGATGGGTATACGGTTTCAAGTTCTTGAGCTATAACTCCGTAGCCATGATGTTCTCTGTCTGTTCTATCAAATTCTACTAATCGTATTTTATCAGCTTTAGAAACATCTATGGATTCTATATTATCCTTTACTCTCATATCTGAAGTGTCATAGAACCCAGCAGATGCATAAACAGCACCACTTTGTGTGTATACTCCTGAATTGGAATAAGTAACAGGATTAGAAGCTTGGGATGTAGCTCCAACTAAATACAGTTTACTTGAACTATTAGTTGAACCAGTAGTATTCTTAGTATCTGTATACCTAGTAATATATCCACTATCATTAGTTAGGTCACTAACTTTACTAGGAATAGCTACGCTTACAGCAGCAGATCCATTATACGATTTAGATTGATAGCCAGTAAAGGTTAATGTATTAGCTACTTTGTCTGCTGTACCTGCTGTAGAAGGCTTACCTATTGATACTGTCTGTGAGGAACCTCCACTAGGAGTTACAGTAAAGCCACCATTTCCACTTGAGAACCTGTAAGTAGTATTAGTATCAGAGCTAGGAATACCTAAGGCAGTTATATCAGATTTAGTTACTGCTGTAACTCCGCTAATATGACTAGTGCTATCCGTACTAAACTTATACAAACCAGTAGATTTACTAGCCCCAGAACCAGCTGGATGAGAGTAGTTATTGTATGTAGCTCCCTTAGTGAGAGTTAATACAGTCCCACTGAACGAAGCAGTAGTTACTGCATTTCCCGACCCTCCTACTGTTACAGTTATTTTAGGGTTAGTAGAGATTTTAGCGCCATTAATAGTGTAATTGTCAATAGTAGTCTTATTATTGTTTATGGTGGTGCTAAGATTCGAAACGGCATTAGCTCTGTTAGTTATTTCGTTGTCTAGTTTCTTCTCTAACTTACCAAGAGCACCATTAACACTATCAGCAGCTGCTAAAGCTCCAGTAGTAGAAGGTTTGGTGTATCCAGTTATTTTGATATCAGCTCCATCTAATACAGGGTTAGTAGAAATTTTAAAGCCGTTAACAGTGTAATTATCTATATTAGTTTTGTTGCTATCGATTAAATTGGGAAGTGTAACATCCAATTTAACCTTATCTGCTGCTGTCATTACACCAGCTACGGATTGAGTTGCTGCTGGAAGGGTAATATTATTAGTTGCACTAGCACCAGTAGAAATAGTAGTCTTACTAGCAGCTATTCTTACAGTAGATGCAGCAGGAGTTACTGCCCCGAGAGCAAAGTTAGCAGTACTAATTCTATCTAATTCTATCTTGTCAGTAGCACTCATAGAACCTGCCCTAGTAGAGGATGCTACTGGTAAATTCACAGTTGTGGAAGTATCAGCTGCATTACCATTATCTTTGCTGATAGTTGCTGTTACTTTAGCTGTATCTGATGAGAATGATATATTACTAACATTATTAATATTCAATCCATCAAGTTTAACTTTATCTGCTGCACTCATAAGTCCTGCTATAGACTGAGTAGCAGAGTTAACAGATAGAGGTTTACTAATAGCTTTCCATGCTCTTGTGCTAGCATTCCATCTCTTGCCAGTAAGAGTTATAGTCAGAGTGGTAGCACTACTTTGCGTAATACTCCAGCCATTATAGAAGTCAGTAATCCCATCCATCTTAATATTATCTGCATAGTATGTTCCTTTGAACCATACTTGTTTAGCATCTTTAATAAATACTAGATGCTTGTCTGCACTCACTGTACCATCAGCTAGTTTCTCATTAAACTTAGCTAAAGTCTTGAAATGCAATAGAAACCTAGGGTCTTCTGCCGCCATAGTTATAAATGTTTTAATTTGTTAGTTTATAGACACCATGGAAGTACTAGTGTCTTATTCTACCCAATCTGCTTCAATAGTGTAACCGTCGGGTTGCAAATATATGTGTTCGTAACTTGCCGTACCATCGCTGTGCCATTCTGTATACATATGTAATCTATATGTAATATATCCCATATTTTAGTATCCAATTGCCATCCAGAATCCTGGAGATTTGTCAAATAATGCTTCAAAACCACTTCTAGTTACATTCCACACGTGGTTATAACCCTTAGCCCCGGGTTCTTCTCTTTCGCCTGATACAACTACAGCAATGCACTTACTTGGAAACACTCTAGGGAAATAGAATGTTTGTCTATTAGTAGTATATGATCCTCCATATCCTCCCTGTATTATAAGTCCTCCAGGTAATCGTACCCAGCATTGACTTGTTCCATGGCTCTCTGAGATATCAGAAGTAGTTAAGAATCCAGATAAATCATCTTGTGTTACATAATCGCCACCGAAGGCGTAATTACATTCCTCAACAGTAGGAACTCTGTTGTTGTCTTTACCAGTTATTTGTCCCATAATTATTTAGTAATTACAGGAGGAAGGGGCAATAACCCCCCTCCCCCTATTTATAATATCATTAATATAAACTCTCTAAATAAGTCCTAACTCCAGCATAAACTCTTTCCATACCTTGCATGTTAGGATGTAGATAATCTGTGCCTGTGTATGTAGGTGATCCATAGTCACTTAAACTGTTATTACAAGTATAATACTGTAGGTTTGGAAAGCTTAAGTCAAAATGCTCCGGGCCTATATAGTAAACTCCATATCTTCTACATAAATTTGCCATAGCTTCTTGATATTCATATTGGTGCTTACCACCACTATTAGCATAGTCTAAAACATTACCTCTATACAATTGGAATACTACTATTTTAGCATTTCCGCATTGCGATTTTAGATTAGCAAGCATAGTTTTAAATGCTCCCATATAGGTAGTAACGGCTCCATTAGCTGTTCCCATTTCTACATTACCAGCCACGTCATTAGTTCCAGCCATTACGACTATGATTTCAGGAGCTCCATATTGATATGTATCCACTGTCGAATCAATATGCTTTATATTGGAACATCTAGCTACACTACACATAGCATTATCTCCAGTACCACTGATTCTAGAGCCAGCCCATGCATCGTTTCTGATAAGTCTCATTCTGCACTCATTAATAAGTAATCCCCACCATGTAGCATCAATACTATTAACAAACTTGTGAGATGCACTGTAGTAAGTTGCATTACCATCAGTAATAGTTCCTGCAAATGTGCTAAGTGAGTCTCCTTGAATAGATATAGTTTTATCTTCTAAGGCTGATAGTTTACCACCTCTTTGGATAAGAGCAATTCCTAAAGGCAGGTTAGTGACTCCTCCAGGAGTTGTAGCATGATTATGTGCTGTATATTGGTACCATCCATTTAATGCATATTTAGTTCCGAATGGCGTTCCCCCATAAGCAAAAGCACAGGTATCGCCTTCTGCATATACTCCGATGCCCTGCCCTGCTTCTAAAGTAATGTCCTCTGGAAGTCTCACTGTCTGGACTCCTAATTGCCTAATGTACAGTTTCCAAGATTTAAGAACTTTAGCATTAGCTTTACCGTAGTTATTAATTAGGTTAATAGTCAAATAGCCTACTGTTAAAACCTTCAATCTTAGTTTGTAGATGGTTTTACCTACTAACTTTTCCTGTCCCCTGGGATAATAAGTATTATTAACACTGCTTCGAGCATTTGCTGATTCATCTAGCTTGCCCCATTCAAAGTCTGAGCCATCACCTCTACGATACAATCCTACATTTAAATATCCTAAAGAATGTATATTCTCCCAATTTTCTTTAGGTATTGCTTCTGTTATTAAGTTGGTTCTCCCAATCCATCCAGAAGGATATGCAGTCTGGTAAGTTAAATCATTATTGTAAGTATATCTAGCACAATCAGCTGTGTACCAAGCACCAATGAATTGCCCCTCTTCTGTTACTACATCTTCATCTAAATCCCAATATTTATAACCAGTGGATGTACATACGACATTCACTAAATCTTTAACTAATGAAGCTTCTAAAGTAGGATTAGCATCAAAGATATGTTCATTGAAGATGGAGATTCTACATCTACCTGGAGTGGCAAGCATCATTTTAATTCTATTGATAGGCTTGCCTATGTAAGGCTTGTTATAACACATAATGTATGCTGCAAGAGTAGCTGTGTCTTTGATAGTTTCTGCTACTTTAGTATACATTATATTAGCTTGTCTATATAAAGGACAGATAGGAATATCCCCACCATCGGCAATACTATTACCTCCAGCAACAGCTCTGATTTCATCTTCTGCTGCTTTAGCTCTCTCCGTCTCTGCTTTAATGATAGCTAAATTCTCGGATTCAGCTAACATAGCTCTAGTTTCTTCTGCATTAATATTATCCTGAAGAACCTCATCAGCAGCCTTATAAGCTGCATCCATAGATGCTATGTTATCGGAATTAAGTTTAATGCTTGCTTTTAAGTCTGCATCATTGTAATTAGATAATCCTGCTAGTTTATTCTTTTCAGCAGTGGTATAATCATTAGTTGAGAGTTGTTTACCAGATACTTTGTCTACTTTAGTATCAACTAATCCTTTGAGTACTTTACCCTGTTCAGCAGATAGAGCAGCAGTCGCTCCTCCAGTAGTAAGGTCATCTACAATATTCACTGCTGACGAACCAAATGGATCCCAGTCAGTACCAGTCCATGCATAATTAACATCTGTTTTAGTAACATTCCATACATCTCCTTCCAAATTACCTTCAGTGGGCAAATCATTATATGTAGGAACTGAACCTTTATAGTTAAGAGGCTTACTTACTTTCTTTAGTAGATTTAATAAATCATCAGTAAAGTCATTAGTAGAAAGTCCTTTACCTTCTACCTTATCAACTTTATTACTCAGCTGAGTTTCTACATCGGCTAGTAATTGCTGAATTTCAGCATCAGATTTAGATGAGCAATACCAATAAGTTCCCCTGGTGTAAATAAATTTGGCGTCTGGAATCCAACAGATAGAAGTATCCATTATGTTTCCAGCTTGAAGCTCTCTATCAAAAGCTTCTTTATTCTTAAAGTGAATTAATTTCTTATTAATTGCCATATCACTATATTATATAAAGGAGGAGTATTAGCTCCTCCTTTATTATTTTACTCTACATCAAACCACTCAAATGAAGCGTCTGTATACTCTTTAGCTGCTGCTAAAGTATCAGTATCTCCTTGTTTAAGTAGGTCTTCAATCTTCTTTAATGTATCATATTCGGTAGATACTCCACCCTTTAAAGCATCTACTGCTGCCTGAATTTGGTCTGCAACTGGAGTTTCTCCAACTCTTTCATTCAAATCATTAAGAGCTTTAGCTACAGCAACCTCATCATCATGAATCAGTTTAAAGATTCCAGTGGGAGGAACTGTACTACCATTACCTGGATCTCCAACCTTTGTGTTTAGTTCATCAAATGCTTCATTAGTAGCAACATCTTCTATATATGCTACGGTCTTAGAACCACCAGGATAATCAACCTTAACTTTACCATCAATTGAGTTAAGAGTTAACTTATTCTTAGTAGTACCAATCTCTGTAACTACATCAGAATCATATTGTCTTTGGGCAACAAGAACTCCACCTTCAGGACTCTCTACACCTTCTTGACCTGGCCTCATTGCTGAAATAGAACCATCTGCTGGTAAACTAATTACTTTCTTAGCTGCATCCCAGTCTACTTTTTGAGCTAAAGCTTTAGCTGTATTAGTATTCATTTCAGGAATTAGTGTGTCAGCTATATAAGTTAGGTCAGATTGCAGCTTAGTAATTTTATCAGCATTAGCTTTACCTTTACTACCTTCATAAGCAGTTCCTTCTACTTCGCCTAGAGCAATAGAAGCAGAAATTTCTACCATCCCCTGACCATCCCATCTATAGATTACATTAGTTCTACCTTCTGAGTCCGGAAGTCTATGATTATAGATAGTATCACTATGAGGTTCTTGACCTTCATCCCAACCATCTACTGTCTTAGTGTAAATCTTCTTCTCTGCTTCAGTATAATATTTATCTCCCACTTCTGCCTCAATACTATCTAGAGCTGCTCTATTGGCTACAAAAGACTCCAAACCTACTACTCTAGCAAGTTCTCCATTTAATTGAGATACTGGTACTTTACCATTCTTGTCAAGAGTAGCTAATCCATTAGGTTGACCTTTACTAGCCATGAAATCTAAAATAGTTTGCATCTGTTCTGGATTAATGCCTACAGTTACACCACCAGCAATAAGCTCATGTGTATCAGTAGCTACATAGAATCCGTTAGCGTGCAATTCTGCACTGTACTTTTCTTTTAAACCTCTAAAGAAGAATTTAGCCATAATTATACGTCTGTCCAACTTAAATCACTCAAATATGCAATCTCATTAGCTTGTTCACCAGATTGTCCGCTGGTTTGAACTGTAGGTCTTTTATCTATTGGGGTATTTAAATTTAGTGGCATAGAAGGGGTACCTATATCAACTACATCCCACCTATTAACCATAATAAGATTGCCAGAACCACCTTTGGTATTCTTACCTATAATCATGTCTCCATTCTCTAGTGTAAGGGCTTTACGCTTAGGTAATTCTGTTGTAGGTACGTTATCTAATACTGGGATTTCATACTTGTCATTGTATGTAGGTCTCTTATTAAGTCCATTAAAATTAAGTGGAAGTTTAGTAGTACCAAAATCAGCTATATTCCATTTAGAAATCATAGCTAAATTATAAGTATTACCGTCTGTAGTAGTTCCTAATAAAGTATCATGATTACCCAATACTATAGCCTTTCTATTAGGATTCTCTTCAGTCTTGATATCTATCCACTTAACCATCTTAGACAATCCCAGTTCAATAGTTTCAATCTTCTCTCCTAAAGCTTCCTCAGCAGCTTCTGCTCTATCAGTTTCTTCCTTAACAGCAAACGTTAAGTCGTCCTTAGTAGCATATTGATTAGGGTCTAATCCTACAGCAGAATACTTCGCTCCTTGGAAATAGATAGCCTTCTCATCAGTAATGAAGTAAATGGTACCAGGGTCTGGAGTTATAAGTTGATAAGCAGCAAATGTAAGTGCTTGGAGACCTACAGCTGTATTAGTATCCTGCCAGTTAAACTGACATTCAATTCCATTCTTACCCTTAACTACTAAGACCTTTGACTTGGTATCAGGATTAATAACTAAATCAGCGTATATACCATGAGGAGTAGTTTTAATATCTACTGTTTTGGTAAGAGTAGGATTGTTAATCTTAACTGTAGAACTTACTACACTATCTATTACCTCAGTAATAGTAGTATCAGTCTCATGACCCTTTATATTAAAGGATTCTAAGCTTACGAAGAATTCAGAACCATCAGAATTTGTAAGCTTTAACCATTCCTCTCCTACGATTCCAGGAATCCCATTATCTACATCTTCTTGCGTTAGTTTATGTCTAGTGAATCCAACAACTTTAACATCTTTATCTATCTGAACAGATGTTAGTTCTTGTCCATTAGCATCTAAACCAAATATCTTGATTTTATTATTACTTAACTCCTCAGTGCCTAATTCTACTATGCCTACCTCAGAAGCCGTCACAAATTGTTTAACGGCTTCTGAAGTTGGTATAGAGTTTGGAGTATCCAAGGAATCAGACACTTCATATGAGCCAAAATAGGTCCATAAATAGTCTAATTGGCTCATATTCTGTGGTCTTGGTGCTTGTTTCAATGGTTTAGTCATATTCTCCTACTATAAATTGGGCGGACAATCCAGCAGCTCCTATAGTTAATAATATGTCAGAAAGATTATTCTTAGCAGTATCAATTACTAGATTAGCAGATAAAGAACCATTATCAACCATTTGAATTGAGTTTGTATTCTTCTTATCTAGTCTAGCATATACACCAGAAGTACCATTATCTACTAGTTTGACTGCATCAGAGTTCTCAGCAATTTTAAGAGTTGCAGAGATTTTGTATGATGTAGCAGCAGTACCAGTCCAATTAGATACTTTCATATCAATAGAAGATGTATCCACTGGATCGTAGATATTCATGGTATCAGTTAAGTCGATAACTATCTCATCACCAGTAGTAAGCTCAATCACAAGAACTGGAACGCCAACTTTACTAGCATAACCATTATTAACATCCTGCTGAGTAGCAGGTCTTGAGTAGGCAGAAGACATAAATCTTTCCTTCTCAATATCAATATATGTTACTTTAGGAGTAACTGTTGGTTTAGTAGCTTCATGAGTATTAGGATCTGTATAAGATTTCTTGGTAGTAACCTTTAATCTTATCTTATTACTAACAGTAGCGTCCCATTCTATAGATTGAACTAAGTCTTTAGTTTCTCTCCATACTTTATCATAGAAATACTTATAGTCGTCAGCATCAAGTACTCTCTTAATACCTTTACTAGTAAGCTCCCATACATCTCCATCAATTACAGCTGCAATTTCTCCTGTGGTTAATAACTTCTGTTTCCAGGTTCCTATAGCTCCATCAAATTCAATTAGTGTATATCTGGTATTACCAGAACCTACCTGTGTAGACAGGATGTATTTATCACCTCCAGTTGCAGACTCTGGAAGTTCAGATAACACAGTTACAAATCCCTTAATAATAGGTAGATTCTCTAAATCAGTAATATCAGTCGTTGTATGACTGTGATGAACATCTGCCTTCTTATCTAAAGCCATCTGAGTAGCTGTAGAAATAGGCTTATTCATATCTGACGTGTTATCCACTTTACCGAGTCCTATTTGCTCCTTAGTTACATTATGAGGATTATTTTTATCATTAATGTGATTAGTAAGTTCCTCTTTAGTAGCATATCTAGTAGCATCAATCTTAATATTATTAAGAGCTTCTTGAACTGCAACAGAAATTGGTTTCTCAAGGTCTGAAGTGTTATCCACTTTACCCAATCCAACTTGTTCCTTAGTAACATGATGTGGATTATGGAAATTAGAGACGTGTGCTGCTAAGTCAGTTTGTAAGGCTTTCTTATCAAGCTCTCTGTCTACACTATTGAATTTATTTTGCTGTGGTACTGAAATAGGTTTCTCTAAGTCACTTGTATTATCTACCTTACCAAGTCCAACCTGTTCTTTGGTAGTCTGATGAGGATTATTTGTATCCTTAATATGTGCTGTTAAATCAGTAGCTGTACCCAAGAGTTCTTTATCAATCCTAGTAATTTCAGTTTGGACTGCATTACTAATAGGCATTTCAGCGGGAGAATAATTCTCTACTTTGCCTAATCCTATCTGATTTTTAGTAACCTTATGAGGATTGTTAAAGTTTCTAATGTGATTATCTATAAGTTTATCAGTACTATCAAGAGCATCCTTTAATCCAGGAATATCATCAATTTCAATATTAACAATTCCAGATTGTCCGTTTACAGAAATTACTGCATCAGCATTATTAACTCTAGTCCAAGTACCTCCGGAATTAACTACCCAGTCACCTACAGCAAACGAGTTGTTAAATCTAGTTCCAGCACTAGATACTATATAATACCATCCTTCTTTATCAACATCATCGTTGGATAACATAGGGTCATTATCAGCAGCATTCCATGAACCATGATATTTAAGACAACCTTTGATTGTTTCTGGCAATTGATTCTCAGGAACTACTCCATCTTTTAGATCAGCTTTATTATTAGTAAGATTAATAATATTATTTCTGATTTCTTCTATAGCTTTATTGATTTCACTAAAGTCTCCTTCAGCTCCATTCAATTTATCTTCAAGTCCTGGAATGTCTTGTATGTTAATAATAACATCTCCTATCATTCCATTAACCGAAGTAACTAAATCAGAGTTATCAATCTTTACCCACTGACCACCAGCATTTAAAATTAAGTCTCCTGGCTTATAATCAACTCCGTTGAATCTACCAGCAGCAGTTACTAGGTAGTAGAATCCGTTAGCTTCAGGTTGTTGAGGTTTAAGAGCTGGTGCATTGGTCTTTGCATCCCAAGTACCTTCATAATGAACTGACTCTCTAATGTTAGTTGGAATCTGATTTTCAGGTATAATACCATTTACTAAATCCGCCTTATTACTTAACAGATTATCTGTTTCCTTTTTAGTATAGGACCCTACCTGTTCAGCAGTAACTCTATGAGGATTATTAAAATTTTTTATATGTGCCTCCAGACCATCACTGACTGAATTTTTAATAGTTTCATTCACCCATGCTGTAGATGGGATTCTATTAGAGCTATCATTTGGTGCTGGAGGATTCTCTACTTGAGGATTACCCTTAAATACTGGAGAATCAATAGGAGCCTTAGTATCTAATTGTGCATCAACATAAGTTTTATCAGCTTTAGTATCTAAGGCAGCCTGCGTTGCTACTGAGATAGGTTTCTCTAAATCTGTAGTATTGTCGACTTTCCCTAAACCTACTTGCTCTTTAGTTACGTTGTGTGGGTTGTTAGTATCATTGATATGAGTAGTTATTGCACCTTCTAGTTCGGTTTCCTTAGTAGTTGCTCTTTCGATTTCAGCTCTAAGTCCGTCTGATAAGCTAGATTCTGCTGCTGTAGCACGTTCAGTTTCCTTAGCTATAGCATCTGCATTCTTCTCTATATTAGTAGTGTTGGTAGTAACTTTCTCATTAGTTGTAGTTAAGTCTCTTCTTAGCTGATTCTCTGCTTCTGTAGCTCTTGCCACCTCTTCAGATATTGCTGCATCATGAGCTGCATCCTTCTCAGTAGATCTTTCTACTTCTGCTTTAAGTGCAGCTTCTAATTCAGAAATATCTGTACTAGTTGAATCTTGAAGACTATCAATTTGCTTCTGCAAATCAGTTTCCACTCCAGTGGCACGCTTAATCTCTGCATTTAAATCGTTTCTAAGTTGAGTTTCAACTTTATCAGCTCTAGTAGTTTCAGCAGTAATTTTATTATCTAATGCTTGTTCAGCTGCTTTAGCTCTGTCAATTTCAGCCTGTAATGCGTCATTTGTATCAGAACCACTAGATATAATTCTATCAATAACTACATCAAGAGCTTCATCATTATGAGTTAGGTTATCTGTAGTACCCTTTACATAGAGAGTGTTATCCCTCTTCTCAAGTATTTGATACTTATCAACATACAATCTAACGTCTGCTGATAGTTTGTCAGTACCTCCTCCTAATACATCTTCCTTTTCAAGAACTACAACCTTAGTAGGATGGCTGTTATCAACTTCCCATTCCCTAATAAGTGTTCCTACAGGAATTACTAATTCTTGTTTACTTCCATCAAGGAGTTTAAACACCATTATAATAGCTTCCTGGTCTGGGTCGTATTTAGCACTTTCTACAATAGTAGATAATCCTATAGTATGTCTACTAATAATGTTATCATTAACCTTTACAGTTAAGATTCCATTCTCATATTCAGTTTCTAATTTGTAGAATAGTCCGTCATTCTTAGCTTGAATACCATTACCATCGTTAGTAGAGATTTTAACGTTAGCTGATAATACAGTCTTAGTAGTCTGCTTATTAATAGTTAAATCAACTGTGTTAGTATCTTCTACTTCCAAGTTGCAGTTATTAATAGCTTCGTTAATAAGGCTGTCGAGAATTTTAAGTGCATTCATTACTGATGTAGCATCTTTCAAATAATAAGTTTCCTTATCAGGATTATATGCTCCATCACCACTAAGTCCTACACCAACTTGTGTCTGGTCTAGTTCAGTTTGTAAATTAGCATCTGTATTCTCAGATTGTGCTTTAAATTCTCTAACAAAGTCCTCTATTCCTCTAAGAGTTCTAAAAGGTTCAGTTGGAAGAGGGTCTCCCATTATATCTGCAATCAGTGCATCTAGTACATCTTGCAACACATCAGTATCCTTGAATCCAGCTAAGAAATCAAGTAATTCTGGAAATGTGTCAATAGAATCAGTATCAGGTTCTCTAGTTGCTAAGAATCTATGTAATTCTTTTGAAACAGCTGTAAGTGACTGATAATCAAGAGTCTTTAGATACTCTCTAATGTCATCAAGTTCAGTACCTACTGTAGCTTTAAGTTCTTCTTTAATAGTATCTACCTTACTACTGTCATCTTTTATAGCCTCTCTTAACTTAGCAATTGCTTCTGCTATTTTAAGTAAGCTATTAAGATCTTCCGGAACAACTGTATGGTCAGAACTTCCATAAATTGCATCATCAGCTACTTGTCTGTCATAAATCTCTTTCTCTAACTTCTTTGCTAACTCCTCTAGACTTTCTACTGAAGTAGAATCAATAAGTTTAGTAAATTCTAACTCATCATTCGTCTGCTTCTTAGTAACCCACCACAGGGATTGCTCTCCTGTGGCTGAGTCAGCTACTAGTTTAAGCAATCCCTTATGAAGAGTTGCAGCTTCTTCTGGGGAGCTGTAAAAGTCCTTTAGGGCAGTTTCATTCTCAAATATGAAGTTGGCTTCCATAGGGAAACTACCCATACGTTTGAAGCTACCAATTAGTTCGGAATACTTTCCCATTATTCTTCGAATTTAAATGTTACTTCTGAGTTTAACATTGCTAACGCTTCTCTATATACATAGAGTTTATATATAACATCTTCTGGAGCTCCTGGAACTTTAAATGGAATATCACTGATAACATCAAATGCTTCAATTCCAAATTCTTGAGCAGGAGTAACAACCCCAATTAAATCGTTGTAATCTTTAGGTATTGCAACAAATAAATGTTTGAGTTCTTTAGGTGATGAGAATTCATACTTGTGTTTGATTTCTGTAACATCGTCTCCAAAGGATTCAAACTTATTGTTAATAGGGTCGTCATTAACTAATTCCTGAAGATATTCAAAGGTTACGTTAGAGGCTACATACCATTTAGGTAACAATCCTACAAACACATGCAAGCTAACTTTAGTAATAGAAGATGCTTCGTACTGAACTCCATTTAATAGTGTTACTACAAATTTAAATTCAGTATCTTCGTAAATTGGTAACGAATTAACTACATGCATTCCGGTTTCAAAATCATCCGAAGTAAAGGTTCCAATTAATTCTCCATTTTGATAAAGTTCAGCATACTGAATAGTAAGAAGTCCACGAATATACATTTCCACTTTTACTGTATCACCCATGATACATGTAGGAGGAGATTTAACATCTACTGCTTGACCATAGAATATTGCATCCATAATTTCTTGGAATGTTACTTCTCTTGATAATTCAGTTTCATCTTCTACAAATCCTACAGTAGTCTGCACTGGACCACTAGTAATCCAAATAGGTTTATCTACTGATTCTCCTATTTCTTCTTTCAGCTTATTCAGCTGACTCATAACTACTAGGTCGTCCTCTTCTGTTCCTTCAACACCTTTCTGAGGTGCAGTAAACGGAACTGTGCCATCACGCTGTACATAATGCTTACTGTAAATCTCTTTAAGAGTACCATGAGGATCGTATTGATTTACATGCTCTTCTATAGCTCCTTTAGCAGCGTCTGCTACTAATTGATTAATAATTGCATCAATTTGATTTCTAGAATATGTTTCAGCTCTAGAATAAGTTTCTGATTTCTTGAAGTAATTATTAAGTCTCTGATTTAGTAAGCTTAGGAACCCATGCGGATCAGCATCAACCAAATGGTTAAACATTACATCATCTACATATTTCTTAGTAGATAAATGGTTATCAGCTTTAGGTGTAACTCCTAATTGAGGTCTTAAGAAAGCTACGCTGCCATCACTCTTTATGCAATTGTTAACTAATTTGTCAACTTCACTTTTAGTGTACAATTCAGCCTTCTTATATATCTGGTCAACAGTAACATATACCTTAAGTATTTCTTCTACTAAAGGAATTATATTATGCGGGTCTGTTTTAGCTAAATGACTGTTCAATAAATCAGTCACAAATCTCTTAGTAGTTAAATGAAAGTCACTTACTGGATTAACACCAGTTTGAGGTGCAGTAAATGGCGTAGTTCCATCCTGCTTCACCAATCCCTCAAATTTACCTTCTATCTGAGGAAGAATATTATGCGGATCGTCTGTAGCTAAGTGGGTATCCATTGACTGTTTGACAGCTTGCTGTGTTCTATTGTCAGCCGATGCCTTGTCATATACGTCGTCTACGCCTACTGCACGTATATTTATCCTAGCTATATCTTTATCCGACTCTGTTTTAAATTCCCCCAGATGCCCATCTATAGTTAAAAATTGTGATGTGTCTATAACTTCGTTTGTTGGATTGACACACTCACTTCCAGAACTACCTGGTACTAAAATAGTGTTATCTGCCATTTATGATTAAGATAAAATTGTTCTACAAATTCAGACCTACTAAGTTCATTATCTTCTAGCAGTCCTATTAAGCTAATCTGTTCTAGAATTAGCTGATAATCATATCTGTGGCCCCTTTCAATATATCTGAGTAAGTCGGTATACTCACAAATGACTTTCTTCTTAAGAGCATCCACAACCTCTTTCTGGCCACTTTCTAAACTCGGATTTACACAGTCCATTACATCCTCCTATTTGTTCTATGATTCTCTCTGCCTCAGCTAACTGATTAAATTGAACCATATACTTAATTACGTTAATAGCCATCCAGACTAAATCTCTTTTATAAGCTAATTCAGCAATTGTGGTGTCCTTACTCCAACATTTACTAAATCCCCTATTATTAAATATCTGCTGGCACAAAGATAGATAACATTTATTAAGGAAGCAAATAGACACGTAGTTATTGTAAGTTCTAGAGATAGTAGTGTCGTCTATGTTTCTCTCTACTATCTCGTCTACTGTAACAGTGCTAATAGCTTCATTGAAGTACTTATAAATGTATATTCCATCTGAATAGTATACAGTTTTATACATATTAATTGCCGAGCCTACAGGTTTGGCTAACTCTCTATCAAACCATTCCTTAGTTGGCAATACAATATGATATACATTAAACCATCCATCAAATCCAACTGGTAGTGTTACCGACTTATTAGCATCATCGTGTAATGTAAATACTGGCAATTGAATTTCAGGATTATCTACTTTGTTATGTTGTAAGACATCAATTGACACTGTATCAGAGTATTTGAATCTGTACTTAATAGTCGAAGTAGAAGACTCGGAAAGATAACCTTTGTCTCCTACTGCCGTTTCGTCCAATATGATTACCTTACAGTTATCGTTAGTACAAACTTTAATATGTAAGTCCATTATATATTCTTTATTTCGTTATTTCGCTGATTCCCATCATATTGTTGGGCTACTTCTATATCTGTACGTTTGGTGTCATTTTCAGAAGTACTCTGTTTATAATCTCTGTCAGCTTGAGCCTTAATAATTCCAATCTCATAATCATACTCAATCTTCTGTTTATCGAGAGCAAGTTTAGCTTCATTAAGAGACTCAATCTTGTTCATCAACTTCTCCTTCTCTTGACTAGCTCTATCAAGTTGCTTCTGTAACTCTTCAAGTTGCTGCTGTAACTGTTGAGTATTCTGTACTTCATCTCTCCTCTTTTGAAATGCTACACTTAGTTTAGATTTTAACTCTGTCATGCTTCTGGCAGTCATACATTCCATAGCAATGTCAGGATCTAGCTGACCAGCCTTAATGAACTCCATCATTACTTGCTGAATCTTATCTATCTCTTCCATTATCTTAGAACTACTAGTAACATGAACATCATAATCAGTAAAAGTGAAATGCTCAGGTAGTGCAGTAAACACCTTCTGTAATTTATCTCCTAGTATTAGAATTCCTGTAAGAGGTTTACGCTTCCATACCTTCTTAGCTATATTTAGAGAATCTATCAATATATCTTCAGATAGAGTATCCATCTGTTGATAGTATCCTTTAGTAATAATGTATGAGTTTCTCATTCCTACTTTAACATTACTAACAGCAGCTCTAGTTTCAATGCCGTCTAACCTTTCTCTAAACACTCCAGTAATTGAAGAGCAAGTATTCTCAATTCTATCAAGAGCAAGTTCAAAAGCTTGAATAGTATCAGCTTTTAATGAATCATCAAAGCCAGCAAATGAAGTATTGTTATTAAATGCTCTACCTTCCTGACTGGTGTCTATAGGAGCTATACCAGTCTTCTTATAGGCAATGAACTTCTGAAGTCTCTCTGTTAAATCATCACCTAAAGCTGTAGGAAGCATACTAAAGTCAATCCAATCTCCAGCAGTTCCACTGTTAGCTATTATGTTATCCTTGAAGAATGTAATTAAGTCGTATTTATCTTGAAGATGTGAACATGCCAAAACAAGAGAATATGGTTCATTGCTTCTATTAACAAAGAATAACCCATTTACTGATAATCCACATTTAGAAGGATTATCTTTAGTTCTAATAACATCAGGAGATTTGCCTGTTAATATGTATATAGATTGTCCAATTTTAACACCTTCATATCTATTCTCTATGAAATCATCACCTTCCTTATCAACATCAATCCATTCTACTTCAAATACAGGAATTAACTTATAGTTATATGTTTCGTAATAGTCAGTAGGAAATCCGGGTATAACTTCCTTTCCAGCCTCTAATCCGTCAGTAATAGGTGCTCCAGTTGTGGCATTATTCATAGCACGAACATATATATAACTGCTATCATAATAACCTTCGAACATTTCCTCTAGTTCGTTTATACTAGAATCATCCAGTTTACTACCATACTTATTCAATATTTGTTGTTTAGTAAGCCATCTTCTAATTACAACTCTATAACTATCCTTAACGTATACTGAATCTGGATTTCTATCTACAAAGACATTACGGGGATCTAATGCTTCTATCTCTACATTATTACGCTCCTTAGTGGGACGTACTTGATAGAAAGACATTCCTGCTACCAATAGATCTAAAAGTAAATTCTTAAGTTTAGTAAGCAGATTAATATCTCTAGACTGAATTATATATTCAATAACATTTTGTGCAGCTATTTCATAGTCACTAATAAAATTATTATTGATTTCTTCAACTAGTTTGTTTATTTGCTGTTCTACTGCTTTATCAGTTATATCCTGACCGTTAAGAAACCTAAGAATTTGGTTATTTAAATGTCTTTGTAAATATCCATATACTTCTTCAGTTATCTTCAACTCTTTATCTCTAGTTATCTTAGATATAGTTTCTTTATCCTTGCATGATACTTTAGGGAGTAGTGGTGTACCTAGATATTCATTTAGTAAAGCATCTACATGCTTTCTGATAAGAGGTGTAAATTCAATAGAAGTAGGATTACCTATTCCAAAATTCTCCTCTAGGTATCTGTACTGCTCAGCATCCCTATATCCATTATAGTAATTGTATGCTTTCTGTAATTTATACTTAGGATATACTAATTCGGATACTGCCTTATCAATATGCTCCATTAAGTATTCATCACCTCTATTGTGTACACTCATTACAACTTTCTAATTTATTATATTGTTTATATCCTAAGAAGTATAACGTGTCTCCTAGTCGTCTATCTCTAAGTTCTTGTTTAAGGAATTTAAGGTATGATTTAGAATCACCTTCAAATGATATAATAATAGGCTTATCTACATTGTTCATTCCAAGAGTAAGTTTATATCCTCTATGTGTACCTTCAGTAGTTAATAACTCTTCTAGTTTTAACTTTCCAACATATTCCTTACAATATACTTCTCTAAATAAATCTTTGATTGCTACTTCTAATCCTTGTAGGGTCATCGTACTGTGTTGGCCATAAGTTAAACTTAGGTACTATAGCTTCTCTTTCAGGAATTACTCCTTTATGCCTAATACCTCTTTCATCTACCCAATACCCAAATGGTCGTAGTTTATTATTAGGGCTGTCAACTTCCCTGGGAACTACTCCCATTAGTTCTTCATCTCCTAACATACACATTCCCCAAGCTGCTATAATATCGAACTTACGTTTATTCTCGTAACTATATTTAATAGCTTCTTCTAGTATTTCTTCAAACCATATATTATGGCAGTAATCTTCAATATGCTGTGCAATTAAATCCAATTGATGCTTAATAACTACCTCAGTGGCAGGCGCTCCAAACTGTTTACTACGCCCTCCCTGTATATCAGACTGTGTAGCTCTAGGACGCCTCATCAAGTGTCTATTCTCTTTATGTTTCTCTCTGAAGAATTGCAGGGTTGACATTCTTGTAGATTCCAGTACTGCTTGACAGTCATAGTATTGCAATATCTTTAAGCACGTCATATGAGCTTCTCTAAGGGTTCTAGGTCTATCTCTATAATAGCATACAATTTTAGGCTCGTCAAGACCATAGGCTCTCTTCATAACTACTACACAGAAATCGGACGGGTCTTGAGTCTTATCAGAAGTATCTTCACCACCCATATCAATACCGTCAATACCAGCTACATATAAATTTCTAGGAACCAATCCATGTTCTCCTCTAATAGGATGCTCAAGTATTTTAACTTTACCATTTGAATTACTAACAAACCTAACGCTATCTATAGCTTCTTCAGTATGTTGATTATTAGTAAAGTTATATTCCAATTGACCTACGTCAATATGTGGTCCCATTTTATGAAGCTTAATATTAGCTAATTGTTCTGATAATAATACTGTGTTGAACTGATTATCTCCTTCTAGAGCCAATGCATCATCTGGAGTGAAACAGAACTCAGCACATGCTATTAAGTGTTCTTTAGGATTAGCTAATAGAGACTCTCTCTGTTCTAGATAGAATTTCTTAGCCTTCTCAGTATTAGTAACTCCTCTATTATCTACATACCCATCTCTAGCTACGAATGTATATGCAGGAATAAAGAAAGAAGTCAGAACATAAGAACCATCTTTAGTATGGTTATGCTTATATGGTAGGAAATTGTAACCTCCAGGATTATAAAACATCTTACTAAGTCCATCTAATGCTGGACCTTGGTCACCACCAGTTCCCCATACAAATCTAGTTCCGAATTTATTACCTAGAATCTCCACAAGAGCTGTACTCTGTAAGTAAGTCTTTACTAAGATTGGATTAGAACCAGATTCTTCAAAGAATAATCTATCTACACGGTCTCCACGAAGCTTACGAGGAACATCTACTACAAATCCTACAATATCTGACATAAATCCAAATTCTTCTCTATCTTTAGTAAGAAGGGAAGCCTTCTTATGCATGTCAGAATTATATTTCTGTCTTAAATGTCTCATACCACCTTCAGTATCTGCATTCAAATACTCAAGCTGTTCCCAACATTTACGGAGCACGTCAGTAACGAATTTCTCTGTAAATGCTACATATACAGTATGAGAACCTCTAACAGTAGTATATAGTCTAACTCCAAGTGATGCTGCAATTTCACTAAACACTTTGTTACCGTATAGGCTTTTTATCCTATAC